TTTTAGGTCGAGAATGTTCAGCAAAGCGCCCAATTACACGGGATCCGAAAGGATTTTCCTAATTGTGTGACTTCAACTATCTCATTTTTCACCACCTGTACTCGTGGTCTCACCACGAAACCCATTTGTATTGGACTTAGGACACTGGACGAAACCCGTGTACGAATTTTTATGACATTTTTAGAGTAGTAAAGAGAAGTATGCATGGACGACGTACGTACCGTGAACCCGCAAGGGAGTTGGTTAATATCTCTTCCAACTGGCGCTGGTAGTCGAATAGGCCCGATACGCTCTCGGTCCCGGGGAGACCTTTGGCTGCCTATGATAACAGAGCCTAGCTACCTATGACCCGACTCGCGGAGGAAGGAATACAAGGGTAGTAACTATGGCGGTTAGATCACCGTGGTAGTATCATCAAGGCGAGAAGTACGTGTGTGCGGAAATTTACGAAATTTAAACGATGAATTTTACGACACGGGTGGGGAGGTTGTTTTCGTCATTCTGGCTGCATTGGATTCCGACCTTTGGGTCAACAAAACAATGACGACGTCGCATAAGGAATTAATCAGAGATTCTGCCCGATCGACAACCCACAATAACGCATTAGATAATAAGAAAACCTTATTATTCTTGCGATCATTGGATGCTTTGGATAGGTTCGCATTCAATGTTATTATCGAAAACTCAGATTTCGCGCAACACATATTTGATTTGAACGATGAATATCAGGAATACATGTTAAAAAGAATCAAGCGAGTTTTCGAAGAACTTAATATCGAAAAACAATTTAACACCATTGAGAAAATTGACGAAGTGCAAGCTTTAGTCGCTCAACTTGACAAAGTTACTGTGTCTAAAGTAGAAGAATGTTCAACAGCAGCAGATTGTATTGCGGGAAATAGATTCGTCAAGGTGGATAAATTGCTTATTTTATTGAGGAAAAATCAACGATCCGTTCAACACAAAGTTTTATCTTATGTTCGAAAAACGATCAACGACAACTGGGTCGATACTTGGGAACTCAATACCAACGCCGATATGCGCAGTTTAGCACGATTTTATCGTGATCTAGACATTAGATGTAACATATCAAATGTTCCCAAAGAAACGCGTCGATTCAAGTACTACAAGAACAGTCGTAGAGAGAAGGGAAACAAGCGTTTTTTCGATTTTGAAGCGGACGTAGAACCTCAAATGAAACGCGTAACTAAGCAAATAGTTTCAGCAGTCGCAAGCAATGAGAAAGTCTCAGAAACAACATCAAAGATTGATAGTAGTGCTGAAGCAATCACTAGCGCCGCAGAGCAGATATCAAGTCGCGTAAGGAGATTGGAAGAAACTTTGACTAGGACAAGTCAAGGATTGTTAACATCAGCAAATTTAGCGTCGGCTACATTGTGTAATGGAACAACTAAAATTTCTGAGAATTTAGCCAAAACGACAGGAAGGATAAACGTTGCGGCTGATATGTTTGGAGAGTTGATGGGAAAAGTCAACGAATTAGTTACGTCAACGACAACATCGATTCAAGCTATTACTGGAAAGATACAAGGTGCAATATCTTTATTTGAAGCATTAGCATTTGTTGGAAAACTTGCAGCGTCAGGATATTTACTCCACCAATTGCATTCATATGGAGCACTTAACGCCGGATCAATCGCGTCTTTAATAATTATGCTCATACCAGCAGGAGCTGGAAATATGGCAATGAAAATTTTGCCATACCTACAACGAGCTATCACAGGGAGCATTAACTTATTTTACAGATTCATTGGAAAGGGAGAGGAAAATTCAGATAGTGAACAAGATGATGAACCGTTAGAAGAAACGGTCGATGAAATTCAATTGGAAGAAAACGATTTTATTGAACCACAAATAGAAACGAATGGTGATACTCATTATTCTGCGTTCGAAAATATGTTTCGAGCTATTTGGTACACATTGAAAAACGTTTTCACGCCCCCCTCAGAAAATGAATATTTGACGAAGGCACGTATGACAAGTCGATTAAAGATTGCAGCGGATTCGATTCGAAATGCGAAGACGCTTTACGAATTTTTAACATCAGTTATAGGAAAAGCCGTAGAGATTGCATCGGACTTTTTATTAACACGTTTTGGGTATATACCCTTTTTCATGGAGAAAGATCGTTTTTCACCTTTGGTGGAGCAATATTACAACTTTCGCTCCAAGAGTTATGAAAAGTCAGCTATTACCAACTCTACACAAGCTATGGAGATTAAAATTTCATGAGGAACTTTTGGATTTTGAACAATACAACGCATTACATGCTTCGAAAACAAAGTCCGCTATTACTGTTATGCCATATTTACGTACGATGATTACATGGACGGAAAATTTGCTGAAATATATACCTGACCATCTCTTAGGAGACGAGTCGCGCAAGTTAGCACCTTTTTGGTTATATATACACGGTCCGCCACGTATAGGAAAGTCGTATTTCTTTCAACCGTACATAGTCAACGAGCTCGCACGTGTATTGAAATTATCTTCACAATTTGAAAATCCACATCATTTGTCGTTTTTCAGAAATCCTAATGATCAGTATTGGGATCAATACAATGGACAACCCATTGTTCAATACAACGATTTATTTCAAGCATGCTTCGATGATGAAAAAACAGCCACAATTATGGAAGAACTGACAAACGTAGTCGATGACTCGCCATTGTCATTGGTTATGGCCTTTGAAGGAAAAGGTAAGACATTTTTCAAGTCACAACTCGTCGTCACCAACGCACAGGATGATATTGTAGGGCAACCTTTTATTAAATCCTGGTCGGGAGGTTTACATTTGTGTGCACGAAGAAATATTGTCGTTCGATTAGATATCAACGTTAAATATATGAGCACAGCCGGAGTTATTGATCAGGTTTTAGTCAAGAACGCCATGGCAAATGATCCATGTATCACTAGTGCTAAAGGAACACCATTAGTACCTGCGGATATGTATACATTGACATTTTCTAATCCAATTAACGCAGAGGTATACGCTATTACAGACTTTTACACCGGAGTCGAATACATTAAACGTGTAGCTATGAATCGGTTCGGTTTGCAAACAGAATTTCGAGATAAATTAGCAAAGGTAATGGCGGAAAATTGGGAAGGCACGCCGCCCCCTATTCCAGCGTCGCATACGTTTATTACAGGAGCGTTACCACAGATGGATCATGTCCATGATAAACCAAC